CTCGCTGGAGTATTCTTACTTTCATGCTCAATGGTTAACAGTGTCATCGATAAAACTCAAGAAGTTGTTACTGATGGTGTTGAAGTAGTCACTGACGCAGTCGGTCTTACTGACGAAGACGAAGAAGCTACAGAAGAATGAAATTTCTAGCAGTTTTACTGCTATTTGTGACAGCCGGTTGCTCCACGTTAGCCCCTATAGGTGGTGGAGTAGCCGGTGCTGCGCTTGGTGCTGCTGTTGCAGGACCCGGAGGAGCCGCAGCTGGAGCTGGTGTTGGTGTAGCCACAGCTCAAATGGCTTTTCCAAACGAGAAGGTTGATACTACCGTAGCCCTAGCCGCTGCGCAAGCAGGTATCCCAGCTCCTGGAACCACCGCTTCTACCTTGCATGAAGCTACAAGTTTTATTCACGAGATAGGTTGGTGGTACCTTTTAATTTTTGTGTTGTTCCCGTTTATTACAAAACGAGGTAGGACTTGGATGAAGAAGTTTACTGAGATACACAACACCGTTTCGCAAGCAGATATTGATGCGCGTGATGAAGAACAGGACGAACGTATCAGAAAGATTGAAGAAATGCTTGAGAAAAAAGAATAGATTTATCGTAAAACCCTCTAGATATACCTAGAAGGATTATTTGTCCTCATTAGTATCATGAAATATATCGTTAACGAACAAAACACTTGCGGTCAGTCACACCTGTCTGATGAAAAGCGTAACTCTTTGCTAGAGTCTTTGGGTTACTCTACTCCGCAGCCGGAACAGATTAATGAGTCTGTTGCGCCTGAAGTTGAACAAGAAGCACAAGAAGAAAGCTATGAAGCTCCTGCTCTTTACGAATGGGACGGTTCTGTCTTTGCTCTAGATGATGAAGTTTTTGAAATCGAAGGTGAGCTTTTCTTAAAAGCTGACGAACTAGATTCTGAAACTCGTATGAGCTTAGACGAATCTCATGAAGAACTTTTTATTAACAACGTTTCTTTTGAAGAGTCTGAGTTCGACCTCGGCGACATCTACGATTACGGAGATGAAATCTTTATCAAACTTGACGAAGCTTACGGCATGAAAGAAGGTGATAAGAAAGGCGATAAGTCTAAGGACAAGCCACACGACAAAGGTGATTACGAAACTGGTATGCGTAAAGGTGACAAGTCTAACATGAAGAAAGACGCTGATGACAAAGGTGACTTCGAAACTGGTCAACGCAAAGGTGACAAATCCAAGACTCACGCCGGTAAAGATTTCGAGAACGGTAAAAAAAAAGTAGTTAAGGAAGAGGAGACCCCTCAAGACCGCGTTAAAAGGCAAGTAGGAAATTTAGATACCTCTACTCCGAAAGGACAAGAGAGAGCTAACTTCTTAAAAAGACGTCAACGAGCACAAGCGTTGGATAAAAAACGTCCAATAACTAAGCCAAAAGCAGCTTCTGATACTGCTGCCGCGGCTGCTGCTAAATCACACGGTGATATGTAATGACTAAATCGTACGCACAAATGGCTGATGAGATTCTTAATGGAGCCTTAACTGACTCCACTAAGAATCCTTATGACCCTGCAACAGGTCATCAAGCCCACATGCCTACGATGGACCCTAACGATAAATTGATTGATATGTCTGATTCACAAAGACATAGCTTGTTAAAAAATGTTCCTGGAGTTCAAATACAAGAGCTAACAGAACAACGTGTTATTGAAAAACCCAAACAAACTCCTGTTGTATCCCCTGAAGAGGTTGATACGCTTAACGAGGCTTTAAGGATTATACAAAAAATACAAGAAGCCACCACCGTGGGAAACATTGGAGTAAACATGGCAGGAGGTGCCAAAGGAGAAGACCCTAAAAAAGTAAAATTACCTGGAGATGTTAATTCAGCTGCTCCAAAAAAACGCGTCAAGAAAAAGACGAAACCTACAGGAAACGATTTCGTTTCATATCTCAGGAGATAAAATGTTATTACGAGACTTCAACGATTTTCAACCCCTTCAAATTCTTAGCGAAGCAAAGGGAACTAAGACCATGAAAGTTCGTGGTATTTTCAGTGAGGCTGAAAGAAAGAATGGCAATGGACGTATCTACGCAAAAACTTTGCTAGAGCGGGAAGTACAAAAACTTCAACCACTCCTTGCTGAACGTAGGTTGTGTGGAGAGTTAGACCACCCAAATGATGAGGTTGTGCACCTTGCAAATGTATCACATATTATTACTAACCTACAGATGGAAGGTAATAAGTTGATTGGCGAAGCAGAATTTTTAGACACTCCTTCAGGTAGGATACTACAAGAGTTGGCAAAAGCAGGAGTGCGAATAGGAATATCATCCCGTGCCACTGGTTCTGTTGAGCACGACATGAAAGAAGATGCGTACATGGTTCAAGATAACTTACGCATGATTACGTGGGACATGGTTGCTGACCCGTCCTGCCAAAACGCTTTTCCAGAGTTGGTTGAACATAAACAACTTATGGAAAATCGTAATATCAATGATGACTACCAAAGTAAGATGAACGCTGAAAAAATTTATTTAACTGCTTTACGAAGACTTTTGAAGTAAAAAATAATGTGTTTTTTCCCTAAACGTAGTAGATATAAACAGTAGGAGCTATCACATGAAAAATAAACTCGAACAAATTGCCGAACTCCTTCCCGATGGATTGTCAGAAACCGGTCTCCAAGAAGTAATGGAGCTGGTTGAAAACGCCGTTGAGGAAAGACTTGCAGAGGAAGTTAAGTTGATGGAAGCTAAAGTAAGTGGTTTTTTACGTACAAAAATCGACGAACTAAAAGAGGTCGCCCAACAAGAGCTGGAATCAAATGACGAAGTTCTGCGTGGGTATAGAATGTTTGAAAGCATTCGCGCTCTTGTAGCTAATGAAATTGATTCTTCCGATGTAGACTCTGTAGTCTCTCAAAAAGATAAGACTATCGAGGAACTTCAAGAGAGCCTAGACTCGTTAAACGAAAAATACAAAGGCTCTCTTCGTGAGAACACGATGCTTAATGATAAAGTGTCGAGTTTGAATGAAGAAAACGAGCAGCTGACTGAAAGTGCTAAACTTCCGTTTAAATCTTCTGAGTCTGCGGTCGTAATTACTAACGAAACCGATTCGAGCCGTCCTTCTACGGAGGCGGTTAACAACATCTTCCTCACCGAAGACGTGATTAATCTTGCTAAGCAAGAAACCCTTAAGGGATAAAAAAATGAATAATTTACAAAATCAATCTTTATGTGAGAAGTGGGAGCCAATCCTGGAAGGAATCACCGATGACTCTACTCGTCAGATGACTGCCGTTCTTTTGGAGAACCAAGCCAAGAGTATTCTTACTGAGAACGCTCGCGAAAACGGTACTCTTGAAGAAGCTACGACTGTGGGTAACCTTGGTACTTTCCAAAAGTTCGCATTTCCTCTCGTTCGCCGGGTATTTCCGGAACTAATCGCCAACAAGATTTGTGGTGTACAGCCAATGCAAGGTCCTGTTTCTCAGATTTTCTATCTAGGATACAACCGTGCAGGTAAAGACACTACAGGTACTCCAAACAAAACTCGTTCGGAACAAGTTTACTCTCGTTACCGTATGGTTTATGGTGGTCGTGTCGCATCAACCCAAAACAAAATTGGGTCTTTAGACACTACTGTTGGTAAAGCTGGTGGTGGTGACTTCAGCTATGACTGTGCTGCTGGTTACACTGGCGTGTCTGCTGGAAATATCACAACTTACGCTTCTGGTACTACTGGTGGTCAAATTGCTGCCTTCCCAAATAGTGGTATCGTCGGCGCACAATACTTTGTGTCTGCTGGTGAGAGACTAACTGGTTCTGGTATTCCTGAAGTTAACTTCACTATCGAGCAACAAGCTGTTACTGCACGTACTCGTAAGTTCCGCGCCCTTTGGACGTTGGAAGCTTCACAAGACCTTCGTGCATATCACAACTTAGACCTTGAGCGTGAATTGACTGAGCTTCTTTCTAAGGAAGTAGCGTTGGAAATTGACCGTGAATTAGTTGAATCTATCCGTAGCATAGCTTATGATTTCAATACAGGACTCATGGGCTCAGCTTGGGATACTTACACTAACCAAGGAAACTCTAACAGCTTCCCAGATGATGGCTACGTCCCTCAAGGACCTGGTGCGTTTGATTACGACCAACCTTTCGGTCGCCCTGGCGCTGACGCTGAAGATACGGTTGCAGGTTCTAACCCTGGTACTCAAACTTCAATGCCTACTGAGACTAACGGCTCTAACATATTCTATGTGGACTTCGGTACTACTGCACTTGGACTAGCTCCTCGTCATGTAGGTGAGGTATACGCCAACTTAATCGCTGTTATGAACTTCGCATCACAAGACATCTACCGTACGACTCTACGCGGTGGAGCTAACTACGTTGTTTGCTCTCCGTTCGTCGCTGCGATGTTGGCTTCTGCTGCTAAGTTGGAAGGAGGACTTCCTGCTGAAGGCGATGGTCAGTTAGGCGCAAGCATTACTTACAAAGGTAAGTGGATGGGCATGTACGATGTGTATGTTGACCCTCTCTATCCTGAAGACGAGATTCTGATGGGTTACAAAGGTACTTCACCAATGGACGCAGGCTTTGTGTACGCTCCGTACATTCCGCTACAAATGCTTCCAACTATCACGGACCCTGAAACGTTCCAACCAAGAAAAGGTTTAATCACTCGCTATGCGACTGCTCAGATTAACCCTGCTTCTAGGTTCTATCGTATCATCCGTATTGTCGGTGCAAATTCAAACTATATGACTACTCCATTCGTGAAGGCAGCTCGCCCAGGCGGTGCTTACAGCTAAGGATTAGCATAGTATTTATAAACGAAGCCCAGCTATTTTGGCTGGGCTTCTTCCATATATAATAAAGAGATGTCTAGTCAACCAGTTAAACCTAATTTTGCGTGGGGACCTTTTTTATCAACTAAGCACGGCGATACGACCAACGCTTCCGCATTTACAGCACCTTCAGGTGATATACCTTACGACACAATTAACCGACGTTATTTTTCAGATAACGTGGAGTTTAACAGGTTCTATGCTATAATAAGAGATTTTGTAAAGGCGCGGCTAGGTCATCCAGTAGTAAGAGTGGAGCTGGACGACTTCCAACTATTAACATGTATAGACGAGTCCATCAGTAAATTAGATTACCATGCACCTGACTGGTGTACCCAATTAGCAGCATTCACTACTACAGGTGGTAATAACATGTACGAACTTCCTTCGTACATGATTAACAACTTCAGGTACGCAGCATATAAGAAAAATTTGTTAAGCATACCTCTTGGAGGAAACAGTTTAGAGCAAGACTTTTTTATTAAGTACTTTCAAGAAAATTTCTTGTTCCAAGATTTTTCAGTAAGCGATTTCCTTTTAATGAAAATGCATTTGAAGCAGATTAGAAAAATACTTGGACGAGAAGGCTCATTCCAGATTGTAAATAGCAAATACTTGATGGTGTATCCAACTCCAACTGAAGGACAAACAGAAGATGTTGTTATTGAATACAAGAGTTTAAACTCAGACACGCTACACCATTATTTTATAAACTGGATTCAACGTTACTCTTTGGCAGTTGCAAAAGGTGTCTTGGGAGAGATACGTGGTAAGTACGCAACATTACCATCCCCTCAAGGCGGAGCGCAGTTAAATGGTCCCGCTCTAATAGCCGAGTCTCAAAGAGAGCTTGAACTGTTAGAGAATCAACTTCTTCAAGAGATTGAAGAACCAGCCGTATTCACGACTTACTAATGGTTTACGTTTCAGGTCCTCCGTTTGGTGATTACCCTCCTAGCATTGATGGTACTAGGAAGGTCACGTACAATGGAAGGTACATACCTAACGCGTTTGATATTAAACGACAACTATTTGAAAGAGAGAATAAAAACTTCAGAAGCATGGAGTTTTATCGTTTGACCTCAAAACGTTTACTTTCTTTGTTCAGCGATGTTCAGATAATAGGAGAAGACAACGAAATACATGACGTAGCATGTTGGTATGCAAACTATGAAAGAGCGATAGCCAAGATATTTGAATCTAGAAACCTTACATTACCTTGTATGACGATAGCTATTGCTGATACTGAGCAGGATTTGGATAGACGTAGACCAAATTTTGATTGTGAATTTTGGACGGTACATGACGCGAAAAGAAGAAGGTACATCAGAGTCGCATCATTAGCTCCACAAGCAGTAAACATAACTTACCAAATAAATCTCTGGTCTAGGTATGTTGAGGATATGAACCAGTTATTGGAAAGTATCTTAAACAAATTCCATCCATCACTCAGAGTAGAAACTGATTTCATGACGAACGCCATGGCTTTCATTACTGCTATCTCTGACAACTCACAAGTAGAAGCTCCCGATGAGCAGGATAGAGTTATTAGAAAAACAATTACGTTCAACGTCGAAACATATCTTCCTAGCAGAAAATATCAGATACAATCTAACGGAGACATCACGGCTATGAACTTTGATGTGAGTATTAAACCAGAAATTGATTTCTCTGGTATACCTCCTGTTTCTGCTACAGAAACGTTAACAATGTATCCTACATCTTCTACTGCATAATATTGCAAATATTTGCATTTTCAGACGACTGTACCTCTAAATAAAATAGAGGAAGCAGAATGAAAAATGTAACAATAATTAATATTTCGTCCCAAGACTTTGAAATCGTACTAAAGTCTGGTAGGCTATTCGAGCATGTAAATCTGACCGCAGGTAATCGAATCTCGGTTCCTGAAAAATCTCTTACAGATACTTGTTACGAGTTACAGAGAAGACAGCTTCTTCAAATTTTATAAGGTAAATCATGGCTAACTTCGTCTCCCCAGGTGTATACACAATCGAGAAGGACGTATCTGACTACGCTCCTTCCGTCAATCCGTCCATTGTTGGACTTGTAGGCTTTGCCTCAAAGGGTCCGACTGACACTGCGACTCTAATCACTTCTCCAGCTGACTTGTTACGCGTCTTTGGTACGCCTGACCTAGTCAATGGTGGTCAAGGCGTTTATGGCGCTCTTGATATTCTACAAAAAACTAATCAAGTTTATTTTGTTAGAGCTGCAACAAGTGAAGCGAAGGAAGCTAATTACGGCATTCCTCTCGCTGTCAACCCCCACACGTCAGTATCATTAGGAGCGATGAGTGCTAATATCGCTTATCGTTTTGATTGCAAAACTTTTGATAAGGCTGGGGTGCAGTACGGGGAGGAAACTTCTGTCTATGCTTATAGAGAACGTCCGTATGTATCTTCCGTCGATGGCGGTTCGCTTATGCCAACCACCCCAAGTGCTTCTTGGACCACTGTAGATTGGAACAACGCCATTCTTGCTGGTGT